GTGCAGCTTCTAATAAGAGCAGATAAATCAGATTCAAATAAAAAAGGACAGGAAGATTTAGAGAGTGTGAAATTAAAAAAAGTTATAAATAATAATAAAGCTTTTAGTTATTATATTAAAAATCAGAATACAGGAAAAGTATATACAAATATAAGTGGATTATCTAATTTAAATAAATATATAGAAGATAAGGCATTATACAATTTAAATCTTTCAAAAATAGAAGATAATAGATTTAATTTTATTAGGACAGAAGTTGAACGAAATAATTTCATAGGTAACATTATAGTTTTAAAAAAAGGTGAAACATCTACTCAACTTTATAGAGATTATGATTATTACAACTCTATTAAAAGTAAACTTATAAAAGAAATTATTATAGGAATTATATCATTTGGCATTGGAACAGTTATAACTTTATACTTGTTAAAACATAAAAGAGATGAATTGCAGTTTATAGAAAGAACAAGAGAAAGGTACAATAAAATACCAATAGAATTACGGGTAATTTTATTATTTATATTTTTAAAAATAATGTCTGAATATCAAAGAAGAATTTATTTATTTGATATGCCTATTAAAATTGAAAGATTTATTAAATTAAGTTTTGTAGCACTATATATTTTTTATCTTTTAATATGTGGATTAAATTTTATAAGTAATAAAAATAATGGAACAAAAATACTTAGAAACAGCATTGTTTATAAAATGAAAGAAGATATAAGGAAAAGCTTTAAAATAAAGAGTACAATTAGAAAAGTAACTTTAATTTATATTACTACTATTTCCATTGGATTCGTATTTATAATTGGTATGATTATGCTTAAATACAATAGATTGATATTCTTATTAATTATGACTTATATAGGAATCTATGCATATATAGTTCCACGATATATATTCAAAAAGACTGCTATGATAAACAAAATAGTAAAGGGTACAGAAGAAATGGTAGCTGGTAATTTAGATTATAGCATAGATGAAAATGATAAAGGACTTTTAGGAAAGTTAGCTCACAATATAAATAATATGAAGAAAGGATTAAAAAAATCTGTTGAGAGTCAGGTTAAAAGCGAAAGACTTAAATCTGAGTTAATAACAAATGTTTCTCATGATTTAAAAACTCCATTAGCATCTATAATAAACTATGTAGATTTATTAAAATCAGAGGACTTATCTAAAGAAGATATGAATGTTTATATTCAAATTTTAGATAAAAAATCTAAAAGACTTAAAGTACTTATAGAGGATTTATTTGAAGCATCAAAAATTTCAAGTGGATCTATAGAATTGAATATTGAAAAAGTAAATATATCAGAAATTTTAAGACAAGCTTTAGGAGAATTCTATGAAAAAATAGAAGGTTCTTCTCTTAACTTTAAAGTTAATATAGAAAATGACGGAATATATGCAAATTTAGATGGTAAAAAAACCTGGAGAGTATTTGAAAACTTAATAGGAAACATTCTAAAATACTCCATGAATAATTCCAGAGTATATATTGACTTAGAAACAGAAGGAAATAAAGCCATAGTAACTATGAAAAATATTTCAGCCTACGAAATGGATTTTGACGTAGAAGAAATATTTGAAAGATTTAAAAGATCGGATAAAGCAAGAAAATCAGAAGGTTCAGGATTAGGACTTGCTATTGCAAAAAGTATTGTGGAACTGCAAGGAGGAAACATGGATATAGTTATTGATGGAGATCTTTTTAAGGTTACTATAGAGTTTAGTTTGTTGGATAAATAGAATTTATGGTAAAATATATATATAAATTTTGAAGCTGAAGGGAGAAAACAATTGGATAAAAAATTTGCTTTAAGCATTGTAAGAAAACAATATGGAGAGGATATTGAAAAGAATAGGAAATTTAAAAATATAAAAGGTTTTTTTGATACAAGTGAAAAACAAGAATATACAATTGATGATGATACCTGGAGTGATATGGATATGAATAGGGTTTATGAAAAGTTAGATAGAACCTATAGTACTCCAGGAGAGGCAGTTCTATACTATATGTTAAGGAATCCGCTAAAGGATGAAGAAAAATTAAAGAAAAGGGATAAATTAATTGAGGCATTTAAAAATGACTCAGATTTAAGAGAAAAGCTTTTGCGTATATTTCTTGAATTGAGTACAGATGCAAAAAATACTTTTTTAGATATGATAGAAAGTGAGCTTGTAGTAAATAAATTTAAATATTATCTATATACACTATTAGGTAAAGTTGTTCCTATAATATCTATCATTTTAATTATATTGTTTGGTGAGAAGTATGCCTTAATGATAATGGTTTCTAGCTCATTAAATATGTTTATAAATTATACGGAAAAAAATACTGTTAAATCACGTGGGATAATTTATTTAAGGGACATTATAAAGGCTTCTAAAAAAATATCTAATATGAAAAATGATGATATTAAAGAGTACATAGAAAAGATAACAATTAATCTTAAAGAAATTAAAGATATTGATAGAAGTACATTATTAATAGGAATAATAAATATGTGGCACGGATTTTTTGAAGTAATATCTACATTGTTTCTCGTAGAAGAGTGTGCTTACTATAGAATATCAGCGATTTTAAAAGAGAAAAAGAAATATATAATGAATATATTTTACGCTTTAGGTGAGATAGATGCAATGCTTTCAATATCAAGTTACCAGAAAAGTTTAGAAGAGAATTATGTAAAACCAAATTTTACAAAGGAAGTTTCACTGAATATTATAGAGGGGGTTCACCCACTTTTAGATAATCCTGTGGCAAATTCTATTTTTATTAAAGATAAGGGTATAGTACTTACTGGTACAAATATGTCTGGAAAATCAACTTTCTTAAGAATGTTAGGTATAAATATACTTTTATCACAGACTTTTTATTTTGCATTAGCTAAAGAATATAAAGCTTCATTTTTTAATATAGTTTCATCAATTAGTCCTAATGATGATTTATCAAAAGGAAAAAGCTATTACATGGCTGAAGCAGAAGGAATACTTAGAATTGTCAATGCCTTTAAAAAAGAGTTACCTGTATTTTGCCCCATATATGAAATATTTAGAGGAACTAATCCTATAGAGAGAATAGCCATGTCAGCAGAGATATTAACTTATATAAATAATGGAAGAAGTATTCCTATTGTAGCTACCCATGATAGGGAACTTGTAGATATTTTAAAGGGTGGTTACGAATTCTATTATTTCAGTGAAGATGTTGATAGTGAAAATGGATTGAGTTTTGATTATAAACTTAAAGTTGGTGTTTCTCAGACTAGAAATGCAATAAGGCTTTTAGATTATATTGGCTATCCAAAGGAAGTAACAGAAGGTGCATATAAAAGGGCAGAAACCATTGAGGGATTTATTTAAAAAGGAGGACTAAAAATTAATGGCAAAGAAATTTTATGCAGTAAAAAAAGGTATTAAACCTGGTATATATACAACATGGAAGGAATGCAAAGAAAATGTAAATGGAGTTTCTGGAGCTATTTATAAAGGATTTTCAACAGAAGAAGAAGCTAAAAATTTTATGGGAATGGAAAATTCAAATATAGATAAAGATAAAACCATATCAGATATATTCTATAAATCAGAAGCAGTTGCATATGTAGATGGAAGTTATGAAAATACTAAGAAACAATATTCTTATGGAGTTGTTATGTTTTATAATGGTTGCGAGGAACACTTTGCTGAAAAATTTTCAAATCCAGATATGGTTTCTATGAGAAATGTAGCTGGAGAAATTGAAGGTGCAAAACGTGCAATGCAATTTTGTATAGATAAGGGTATTAAAAGTTTAGATATAATTTATGACTATGAAGGAATAGAAAAATGGTGTACTGGGGTTTGGCAAGCTAAAAAAACTGGTACACAAGCCTATAAGCTATATTATGATGAAGCTATTAAATTAGTTGATATTAATTTTATTAAAGTTAAAGGACATTCAGGAGATAAATACAATGATTTAGCTGATTCATTAGCTAAGGGTGCTTTAGGAATAGGAAATTAATATTATTATGAATATTTGCACATAGCCTAAAAACCCCCCTAACCTAGAAACACAATGTTTTCAATAGGTTAGGGGTTTTGCTTTTCAATATGGTGCCGAAGGAGCGACACTTAGACTGTTCGCACCCTTATAGGGTGCTTTTACGAAAAAATCTATATTAATATCTTCTTTCGTTATTTCAATGTTTTTTATGAAAACAGAGATTATCTTTTTTATATTTTTACCATTATCAAAAGAATTTTTAAGTTCTAGTAACCAGTTTTTTATTTCATCTTCTGGTATAACAGACATTCTATTTATTTCACCAATTCGTTGTTGTATTCCATCAATATATGTTTCAAGTTCCTCTAGTTTTTTTGCTAAGTGCATGGATGTTACTCCGTTACTAATCATTTTTACAATGTTATTGATTTGGTTATTAGAATTAGATAATTCATTTTTTAAATATTTAAGTTCAGATGGGGATTCTGCTTCTTGATCAGCTATATATTTATGTATTTTTATAATTAAATTATCTATATCTCTGAATACCTGTTCTTTTATAAAATTAGTAGCTATAGTTTCTATTTTTTCAGCTCTAATACTGTTATTACATCCAGTGCATCTATAATAAAAGTATCGATTACTTTCTTTGGAACGTTTTTGTGCGTACCCACTCATTTTTCTTTCACATTCACATTTTATTAATCCAGATAAAATATATTCTCTTACAGCAATTTTTTTACCTCTAGACTTTGTACGCTTTTTTATTTCTTGTTGTGCGGTATTAAATTTTTCTTTTGAAATTATTTTAGGTATACCATCTTCAACTCTAATTATATCTTCATCTTTGTTATATTTTTTAAGGTTTCGTCTACCATTTTTGTATTTTCTACTAGTTTTATTATATGTATATATTCCACAATATTTATCATTTTTTAGGATAGTTGGAATTGAGTTAAAAACGAAAGGTTTTCCTCTTTTATTTTTATAACCTTTATTATTCAAAATATCAGCAATTTTTTTATAACCAATACCATCTAAATATAAATCAAATATTTCGCGTACTATTCTAGCTTCCCTTTCATTTATTATATATGTCTTGTCTTCTGCTATATCATACCCTAGTGGTGGGTATCCACCGTTAAATTGAGCTTTTTTTGCATTGATTTTTAATCCTTTCATAACCTCATTAGCTAGATTTTCAGAATAATATTCAGCAAAACTTTCAAGAATACCCTCCATAAGATTTCCTTCAGGAGAATCATCAATTGGCTGCATGACATATTTTATTTTTATATTATGTTTTTTAAGTATAGATTTGTAGATAGCAGCGTCATATCTATTTCTTGCAAATCTATCTACTTTATGGACTAGTATCAGATCAAACATATTTTTTTTAGCATCTTCAATCATTCTTTTAAAAGATTTTCTTTCAAAAGTTCTGCCAGATATAGCTTCATCAACGTATTCTCTAAGCACTGTAATATTGTTTTTAAGTGCATATTTTTTTATGTCCATAATTTGAGCTTCAATGGATTCTTCTCTTTGATTATCAGAACTAAATCTAGCATATGCTACCGCCCTCATAAAATCATCCTCCATTTTTAAATTAAATGTTATTCTTATATTTATAAGATATTAATTTTAGTTGATTTAAAAGTTCATTTGCAAATTCTATTAAATCTCTATTAGTCATTTTATCTACATTAAATTCACAAAAATTTATAACAACAGGTTGTTTTAAAATAAATTGCATTGCCTCTTCAACAGTTTTAAACTTTATACAATTTTCTTTTGTACCAATATAAGTTTTATACTCTGTTTCACGAAGCAGATAATCTAGTGAAACTTTGAAATAATCAGCGATTTTAATTAATACTTCATAACTTGGTTTACGTGCATCTGTTTCATACATACCTACCATAGATGTACTAACGCCAATTTTTATAGCTAATTCTTCTTGAGTAATTTTGTTATCTTTTCTTAAGGATTTAATTTTTTTACCTAACAAATCAATCACCTCTTACCTAACATTAATATGGGTATATTTAAATACGTTATTATTATAACCCATAGTGATAATAATAACAATACAACTAATAGTGATAAATAAAGCTATATGGAGCAATTTGAAGAAAATAGCATTTAAATTCTCACTATTAGTCATAATAGGACTTGTTTATTATCACAATTAGTTATAAAATACAATCATAGTAAAGAACAAACGAGGAATTGAGGTGATAAATTATGGCAAATCATATTACAAATTTAAGAAAAAAGGCTGGGTTTGATACAGCAAAAGAAGCAGCTAAAAGCTTGGATATAAGTAATAGTATGATGTATCAAATGGAGGGTGGATACAAAAAACCAAGTCCTCAATTGGCAATAAAAATGTCCAAGCAGTTTGATTGCACATTAGAAGATATTTTTTTACTTTTCAATACAACTAATAGTGGTAAATAGGAGGGGTTATATGCAAGCAATAGTTGTAAGGACTAGATTTAATAAAAAAACTGAAGAAATAATAGAAGAAAAAATAATAGAAAAAATAGAAATAAATGAAGAGAGCTTTTATGAACCAGTAGTTGAATATTTAGGTAGTAATATATTAGCTGATAAAACTATGAAACTAAAAACAACTCTATAAAATAGTACAAGCTTAATCATATCCAATTTAAACATATTTAACAAAAGCATATCAGTAGTGCCGCAATGGCGAATAATAAGTAAAGAAAAAGCGAAGAAAATGTGAAAAACAAAGTAGCTAATATAGTTTAAGATTGTAAATAACAAAATAAAAAGGAGAGGATAAAATGAGTAACTTAATTAAAATTTCTAATAAAGATGGACAACAACTAGTAAGTGCAAAGGAATTATATTTAGGGCTAGGTCTTAATAAAGCAGTATGGTCAAGATGGCATGTAACTAATATAGAGAAGAATGAGTTTTTTAAAGAAAACATTGATTGGATAGGGGTTCAACAAGATGTTGAAGGTAATGAAACAATGGATTTTGCTATAACTTTAGAATTTGCAAAACATATAGCAATGATGACTAGAACTGAAAAATCACATGAATATAGAAATTATTTTATTGAATGTGAGAAAAAAATTAAAAAACAGCACAAGCCAACTTGCATTGAAGATGTTTTAATACAGAGCTTACAGGAAATGAAAGATGTTAAACAACAGCTTAACCAAGTTAATAATAAGATGTTAGAAACTAAAGAGGAATTAAAAACAGTAAGAGAGGTTATAGAAATAAGACCTTCTAACAGTTGGAGAGGAGAAACAAACAGATTAATGACTAAGATTTGTTTTAAACTTAAAGATTACCAAAAACCAAAAGAAGAAGCTTACAAAGCACTAGAAGAAAGAGCGGGTTGTGATTTAAAGATTAGATTGAAGAATATGAAGGTAAGGCAAGTATTACAAGGTGTGTCTAAGAGTAAAATTGATGAACTTAACTATTTAGATGTTATAGCACAAGATAAAAAGCTTATAGAGATATATACAACTATAGTAAGCCAGATGGCTATAAAGCATAAGGTAGGCACTAACTAAAGGCTAAAAGCCTTTATAAAAAATTTTACTAAGCTAAAAAGGTTTATACTTCCCTAGTTTATTCTATGAAAGGAGATTATAAAAGATGAATAAAACAATGAAAAAGTTTGATGAATGTTTAGAAACATGGAATGACTTACCTGATTATGTTTACACAGAAGAATACAGAGAAGCGTTTAAGAAGTTTATACAAAAGAAAGTTGATATTGGACAATCTATAGATGAACTTGTAGTTGTAATGACTTTACATCATGAAACAGGTGGAAGGTTACCGTATTTTCAATTTGATAGGAGGTAATGGTATGACAGATAAAGAAAGAATAGACCTTTTAGAAAGACAAGTTCTAGAATTATCAAAGAAACTTGAACAGAAAAAAATTATTAAACCATGGTATGAACTTTGCGAAGAAATAAATCTAGATAAAAGATTACTTGAAGCATTTGGGACTAATGAAAATAATCCAAGAGTTGCTCAAACAAGATCTTCTATATGTTGCATAATTGGAAAAGCATTTCGTAAAAGTTCTGTATTAAATCTAGATACGAAAGAATGTAATGAAGCTAAAGAATTTATAAACTATGTTATTGATTTTATAAAAAATACAAGAGATAAATATAAAGTTAGTAACCCAGTTAGAGGGTATGAAAGAAAATTTGAATATAGGGGTGATTAAAACATGACACCTACAGGACAATTAATTTTAAGTCTATACAGCTTATTAACAGTAATAATTCTAATAACAATAAATATTAAAAGAATAATAAAGGCAGGTGATGAAGGTTGGGAATTAGCAATGTTGATACCAGTTCTGATATTCTTAGCAAATGTGATTTAGACGGAACGGAATTATACGGAGTAGATGGACAAACCATAGTAGACATTAGAGAAATGGTAACAGAACATATAAAAAGTTTATTGGAGGGAGAAGAATGGTAAAAACCTATGTAAAAGACGGAATTGAATATACAAGTTCAAACCACCGCATGATATACAATCCAGAATTTCATTTTAAACATAATAAAGCATGGACACTTAAGGATATTGCCTATCTTTGTGGTATGTGGGAAAGCACAAAGAAAAAAGATATATCATTAGCACTTGGAAGGACAGAAGGAACATGTATGTCAAAGGTTTGTGGACTTAAAAAGAGAGGTGAATTTAATAGATATAAAAGAATGTTTAAAGAAGTATAAAAAAAGAGCTGCAAGAGCAGCCAAATTAAAATACTTAAATAAAAAACCAATTACAGTTTATAAGAAAACGGAGGAATTGTAAAGATGATAAAAGATATAACATTAGCACTTTTAACAACAACTATAAATAGATATTCTAGTTTAGGTGACAGTATCAGAGCAATACACAAAGAAGCAGTGATTAACGATTTAACAGGCATTTTAGATTATGTAACAGATTTAAAAGAAGAGAATAATCAGCCTATAACAGTAGTTTTAAATTCTAATGGAGAAGTTGAATTTCTTAAGAAAAGGATTAGAGAACTTGAGGAAAGCTGTGAAACTGATAATGAAGTTATAGAAAAGCAACATAGAAAAATTAAGGAGTTACAGAATAGCAATTATAGATGGAATACACTTTGTGTTCAACTTAAAGCAAAA